TATGTCAGTCATTAGCGATACTCATCGAATGGTGCTAGCAAAGAAGTTTTAAGATTGGCATTTACAGTTGCGTTAAATGCTTTTGAGGTAGCGTCTGACGCTGACCTTGCCTCTGGTTGGTTTGCCGAGTATGGCTCTGCATCGTATTGCGAATTTTTAGCACCTAAGTGCGCCTCTGCTGCGTCAAGGTGCGCCTGATATGCGTCACCTGCTCTACCCCATCTTTGTGGTGGGATTTGACCACTTTGAACGGCATCTCGAATGTCGCTTGCAAGTTGAACGTGACCACTAGCAATAGTCCCGTGTTGGAAAGCCATTGCACTTCCGTTTTCACCACGGTTTGAACGATTAACAACAGACCTAGAAGCAGTAGTAAGTGCCTTTGACTGCCCTACGGCTGTTGTTGCTTGCCATTGGTTTCCATGAAAGGCGTGACCTACGACATCCCCTTTAAGGATTTCGCTAGCCTTAGACCAGTTTGGAACTAGGTCGTTTGTATTGAATGACATAGTTACTCCTTAGCGGTTTGGAAAGGTTGCTGGGTTGTCGTATTCAGTAGGAAGGTCAACCTCCACACCAGCGCCCGTGCCACCGATTGAGTAGCCACGGATTTCGCCCTTTTTCACCAAGTCCCAAGCCCACGGTTCCCATTGAACGCCAAGGAATACTGTTCCGGCAGGGAATTGTTGTTTTGTGATTTCACCAGTGTCGGCTTTCATCATTGGAACTTCTACTTCGTGGGGCCACGTCAATGCTTCTACCCATTTTCCAGCAACAATTTCTACGTTGTGTTGGAGGCGGATGTCACGGTCACCGTTTTCTACATAACCCCAAAGAGCCTTTTGTAGTTCTTCTGGGTCTGTCCATTCGCCATGTGCGTCTGCACGGTTTGGAACGTACCAAGGACCAAGAGTGTAACGAAGTTCTGCGTTTTTCTTGATTTGGTTAGGGATTTCAGTAATATCGTCGGCACTCTTTTGCATCAAGTTTGCGTCTTGCATTACCTCAGGGTTTACTTCATCAGAAAGTACGGTCATGTTTGGCGGAACAATCTTTTTCTTGCGACGGCTAGAGCCAACAAATGTGCCTACTGCGTCAACGTGAACGTTATTAACGTTTGGGCTGTCTTTTTCCACCACTTCTTCATCTGCGGTGCGAGCCTTTGCTTCTTTGTACATTTCGTTTGCTTCGCCTGAAGCACGAATCAGCACAGGAACAATGTTGAACTTGCACCAACCATTAGGTGCTACTTGTGTGGCAACCCAGTCACAAGTTCCATTCATGTAAGCAATGCAACCAGCACAGTTTCCAGCATCACCGAATGGTGAGTTGTCTGTGTATGAAGCGTCTGTTGTAGGGAAACGACCAATCTGGTCAACTACTGCGTCAATGCTCTCGGCAAGTTCAACCTGCCAAGGGTCAAGACCGTCTTTCCAGTGCTCGCCAAGGTCAAGGTCTAGTGCTGCGCTTGAGTCTTCTGATGACGAGGAACTACTTGATGACGAACTGCTTGAACTACTGCTACTAGAACTGCTCGAAGATGAACTACTGCTTGAACTTGAGGAACTGTCCTCGGCAATTTCCACCACAGGTAGTGAGTCTGAACTTGATGAACTACTTGAACTGCTACTGCTTGATGAGGAACTGCTTGAAGATGAGGAACTACTGCTAGAACTGCTCTCGTCATCTGAACTGCTTGAGGAACTAGAACTGCTTGAACTGTCGTCTTGACGGCTCTGCTGAACTGCCTGAAGGATTGCGGCTACGGTTGCAGGGTCAAGTTGTACTTGTACTGCACCATCGGTTGTAGAACTGTCTGAACTGTCGTCCATTGCTGGCTCAATAGGTGCTGTTGCGAATGTGAATGGGAATCCGATTGCCTTGTCGAGTGGGGCGCACTCTGCTTTTTCCACCACAGAACCACAAATAACGCAAGCGTGAACTTCGTCAAATGCGTTTTGGCTCTTGGTGAAAGGGTGTGGGACTGAAGCCAAGCCCTTAGCAATGTTGCGAGAAATTAAGCGTTGTTCGGCGTTGGCAGATAAGCCAGACTCGCCAAAAACGGTCTTTGAAAGTTCCTCAAGTACTGGTGGGATTATCTTTTCACCATTAGGGGCAAGAATAAGTGAGGTTTCGCCTGACTTTTCTACGGCAATGAGGTCGGCTGTGGCGTATCCATCCACGATGAGGTCTGCTGCTGACTTGCGAAGGTCCTCTGCGAGGGCTTCGTTTCCTGCGATTTCAGTAAGTGAGATGTCGGTAACTACATCGAGGATGTTGAGTTCGTCCATAGTCGTGCTCCTTTGTGCCGCTTTGCTATAAATGCTACCCCAGACTTAGCAAAATCTCGTTTAGTTACTTAAAACGCTTTCGTGTTGGGGCTACACCTTTTACGGTTACAAAACGAGTCTTAAGGGTTGGATTGTTTTTCCCTTTTGATGACTTCGTAGGCTTTATGCGGATGGTCATGAAGTTGAGCCTTGATTATTAGTCAAAGGTCCATTCATTCCTTTATTATCCTTTTTTCCACCTTTGCTCGAAGGCGGAACTGTTCCAGTTTGTCCTGGATAGCCTTGGCTTGAAATGTCAGCCATAATGCCACTTCCGCCACTCTGGTCGTTGGTTCCACCTTGAGGGTCCTTAACGCCACTAGGTGTTGTGTTGGGCTGTGCCGAAGCACCAGTTACCGCCGAGTTTGCGGCAATAAAGTTCTTTTTGTTGTCGTGGGTTTGCTCGGTCTGACCCGGCTGAGTCATCGCTTCACCATAACGAGAGTTGTCGGCAACGCCATTTGCTTCTGGGCGGAACGTTGGGAGTCCAGCAAGTTCACGCAGGTAGTCCTCAAGGTTGTTGTCAGGGGTAAGGAGTTGAGCGGTTGTGAGGTTGGTAAGGAATGTGCCAAGTTCCACCAAGTCAACGGCAGAAACTTGTCCATACGCCAGTTGTGGCATACGAGAAGTGTCAAAACCATTAAGAGCAAGTAGGCGAGGCAGGGCGTGGCTATTAAAGACCTCACAGATTGTGCGAATCCAAGATTCCACCGCAGCAATAAACAAGTCAACCTTAGAAGCACCGAGAGCAAAAGAACCAACGCTTTCGTGACCCAACATAATGAAGTCAGCAAGAACCGTCATAGCGATTTGCTGGTTGTAGCGAGAAATAATTTGGTCAGTATTGAATTGACGTGAACCGCCTGAGTTCAGCAACTTAAAGTCCACCAACTGCTTGCCGTTTTCGTCAAACATCATTGGCAAGATAATGCCTTCGGCTTCGTTGCGCTTTACGCCTCGAACAATGCGCTCCATAGCGTGTAGCGATGCTTTTTCACTAGGTGTGGCAGAGGCACTCATCCACTCGGCAGGAACGTATCCAACTGGCAATCCAGCCAAGTCACGCTCAACGCCGACTGCTTCAAACTCTTCAATACGGCGCTTGTAATACCAAGACTTAAACGAGTTGCGCAGAACTGAGCGACCTTCAGGGTTTCCTCGTGCTGAAGTTGTGCGGAATAGCAACGCCTTTTCGATTGGGATAACGTTCAAGCGACCCGTTGTAGGGTCACGTTGAATCATCGCCTTGATTCCACCACTTTCGTCAAACTGCCACTGCCACAAAGAGTCTTGGGCACGCATAACAATCTTTCGCCAGCCGATTTTATTGTCGTTGAACTTAGAGCGAAGTGCTGGGTCTTTCTGGTCAGGACCCTTGCGTTGCTTGTAAACAATCTCGAAAAAAGACCAGCCAAAAGGCAGAAAACTAAGGACAGCAATCATTAGTTCGTGCCATGAGTGGCTCATGTCGTCCATACATTCTTGTACGAAAGCGGCTACGGCACGGTCATTGTCAGTAGGAGTATCACCAGTTGTGTCGTCATAGGGGTCAACACGCCAGTCAACTTGAAGAATTACACGCTCAATAGCAAAGAGGATTGACCCAATAATAGGGTCATTTTCACTCATGTCACGGTAGGCAGTTAGGGCTTGTCGTCCTCGCAGTTGAGGAAGGATGTCGTCAATGACGAATCCACCCGTGCGCCATAGACCAGTAGCACCAAGTTCTGAGAAACTATCTACAGGCTGTAATGGCTCATTCTCGTTATCTGGCATCTCGGCTCCGTGCGTCTATTGCTTCGCTTGCTTCTATAAGGCTACTACCCTTTTTCACCATTGAACTAATCCGGCGTCGCTGACTGGGGCTATGTCCACCCCACACCCCCCATTGCTCATCAATTCCAAAGCGGAGACACTCATAACGTACAGGACATTCCATACACAACCTTCGTGCAGGTGCTAGGTGATTTCCACCGTGAGCGGTTGTCTCAGGGTAGAACAAGTCAAGGTTTTGTGCGTTTTCACTACGGCAATAAGCCTTGTAAGTCCATAGTGGTGGCTTTAGAGCCAGCCAAACATCAAGGGGAATAAAGTCGTAATTGTGGACGGGTTCCTCAAACTCGTCTATGTCTGCCATTTATTTGTCTCCACGGTAAATGGAGCAAAAGGCTAAATAGCGAAGCGCTTGAACCTCATCAAAGCCAGCATCCATCATGGCTAGGAAGGTTTCATAGATTTCGGTGAAACACAAAACCATGAAAGAAGGCTCACCACCAAAATTCTCATTGGTGATGTCTCTGTCAAAGTCATCGTGTCCTTGGTTCGGTATGTCCACGAGACTAAAGGATACTGAATGAAATTACATTGTTGTAGTTTCTATTAGTAGTAAGCAAAAAAACAAAAACCGCCCAAATCGGTTAGGAGCGACTTAGGCGGTTTCTGATTTTACGTTGCCGACCTTAAAGGTTCGGCACGACTGTGAGACTAAAAAGGCTCTTCGTCAAGTGATGCTTGCTTCGGCTTTGGTGCTGAAGCACGAGGGGCAGATGAATCGTCATCTCCACCCTTGTATTCAGTCTTGGTGACAACAACCGTTGCGTACTTAAGTGAAGCACCGATTTCGTCTGCAATGAGTTCAACCTTAGAAATGTTCTTTCCTGTAAGGTTTCCGCCCTCATCCTTCGCCTCGTAAGAACGCTGTTGGAGTGAACCACTTACGATTACTCGTGCGCCCTTGGTAAGCGAAGAAGCAAAGTTCTCAGCGTTTTCATTGAACGTTACACAATCGAAGTAAGAAGTTTCCTTCTCCCATTCACCTGTGGTCTTGTTCTTTTTGTTTTTGTTAACGGCTACGGAAAACGACAACATCGCAACTCCACCATTGCTAAAGCGCAATTCAGGGTCACGAGTAATATTTCCGGTAATGGTAACTGCTGTGGACATTTCTGCCTCTTTCTATATTGGTCAGTTGATACTGATTTACTATTCGTCTTTAATCAAAGAACGAACAGCGTTAATAGTAGCAAGAGAACGTGCCACTTGTCCACCTTTTTGGTAGGCAATTTGGCGGCGTACTTCCAATAGTGGCAGGTCAGTTAGGTCACAAAGCCAGTCAACGGCTTGATTCAGCATTTTGAGGCGGAGTTGGTCTAAGGCAATAGCGGAGCGAAGTCCCTCTTCAAGGGCGATAAGTTTCGCTTGTTCGCTTGTAATGATGTTTTCGTTTTCCATTGCCTTTTGACCTCTCGGTTTAACATCAGGCTACACCAAGATTTAAGGGCAATGGGGTTTACGGTAGTAGTAACTTAGGCAAGGGTGTGTCATACAACTCAGGGAAACATAACGGACAGTTTGACCAACAGGTTTCGTTGATTTCCCAACACGGTTCAATCAAGTGTGGGTCACGATAAGCAAGAGAGCAACGCTGGCATTTACGCCCAAGAGCGTTGAGTGTTGTCTTGGTAACGCTTCTACGTTGCTTTTCCATTAGGGGTTGTTGCGCTGTGATGCTGCAAGTGTCCTCAGGGCTTCTATCTGTGACTGGGTAACACGAATAGCCTCACGCAATGTAGTGAGTTTGTTTGAGGCAAGTAGGTGATTGTATCTATCATCTTCAGTTGCAACTGTGGCAATGTCCTCGGCAGTATCAACAGTTACTTTGTTTCCTGTTTCCTGTCCTTCAGCACGAGCCTTAAGGCGTTCCTTGGCAAAGTTAACTTTGAAGTCGGCTTCACTTTTGGCACTTTCGTATGAAGCAACTGCGAGTTGGTCAGATAACTCTGAGAGTTTGTCAATGGATTCCTCAATGGCTTCTTGTATCTCGAAAGGCGTAAGCATTAGTTTGACCTTACCAAACCCATCTCGCTGGCGCAATCAGGACCAAGCCCACGGAAAAGCGAGGTTGGAACTGTAAGGGTTTTAAGGCAACGTGCGCAACGACCAGATTCAAGGGCAAGGGCTTCTGCTTGGTTAAGGAACTCTGTACGAGCATTGTTAATGTCAGAAGTTAGCAAGAACTTACCAGCGTTGATAGCACGTTGGTTATTACGCTCCGTAGAGAAGGGCTTAATGCCCTGTGGTGTTACGAAGCCGAACTTCTTGTAGGTCAAACGACCATCTACAGAAGTTAGGTATGAGATAACAACCTTGTTCTCAGCCCAAGACTCACGGCGAGTACGAAGTGTTACCCAACCGCCATTACCGTCAGTAACGGTAAATGTTCCGATAGGCAGTTCCTCGAAAAGGACTGTCTCGGTTGTTTCGTAGTTATGACGCTTGTAAGGAAGGTCAGTAAGCAACGAAATAAAGTGGCTGGCTGTTGCACGGTCAAGGATTGCTCCTTCAACCTTGTCACGAAGGACAGGTGATACGACACGCTTGTTGAGCAAGTCCTCAATAAATGAAACTTGACGCTCTGTTGCGTTGTCTATGTTTAGTGTTGAAATGGTCATTTGCTACTCCTTAGTCAGTTATTGCTACCTAAATACTATACCACAGTCTAGTTACACAAGTGCTGATAGTTGTGATAGCAAGTCAGAATCTACCTTTTGACCGCAATCTGCACAATGTAGGTTTTCCCAATACTTGACACCGCAGTAACAGCGCACAATGCCCTCTAAATCCTCGTCTTGAACACTCCAAAGGTTTCTCATAGTGAACCTACCAACTGGCGAGAAGGTCGCCATACATCAATATCTGGTGCGTCTGTGAGAATGATACGAAGGTCGAAGCGTGAGAAGTTCACGATTTCTCCAGTAGGCAACTCGAAGGTGAAGTTAATGCCACGAAGGTTCTTCTTTTCGTAGCCAGCCATCTTCAAGATAAATCCCGGTGAGCATGGGCAAGTACGGCAACCAGCGTTCTGCGAAGCAGACATGGTGAAGCGATTGAATGGAAGGTTCAACTTGTTAATAATGTCCATAGCACCCTTGCGATACACATCCATTGGACGGCGTGTACGGTTTGCCAAGTCCTCAATGACTGACTGACAGTTACGGTCAGAGCCAACGAACATACGAGGGCGAGCATAGAACTCGTGGTCGGTAGTTGTCATGTTGTGGTTCATGAAACGGCGAGTAACGATAAGGATACCTTGTGCTGTTTCAAACTCAACAGATGAAATTTCGCCATTAGAAAGACGATTTACTTTTGAAGGGTTAATAATCATTTTCTACTCCTAGTCAGTTATTTACTACTTAACTAGTGTAGCAGGGTTTAGTTACACAAGCAAGAACCCTATGAAAACCCTTTATTTACAATGAATTAGTGGTTCTCGTTATTTGTGTGGTGATGTTCAATTTCTTCTTCGAGTTCCTCAAGGGCTTCGTGAGCCATGTCAAGTGCTGCTTCTGCCTCTGCAATACGTTCCTTCATAGCGACATCTTCGTGGTCAGTAACGTACCTTTCCCCAATTTTTGTTCCGACAACAGCACCAAGAAAGTTTCCTGTAATGAGTGCGACAAGTTCTACGGGGTTTGTACTTAGTGCGTACTTGGCAGCAAAAATCCAAAACAAAGCGTACAAGGCTTCAAAGACACCAGCATGAATAGCACGGTTACGAGCCTCTGCTTGAACCATAAGTGTTGATGCAATGTTGGCTAATACAAAACAAAAAAAAGTTACTAGAGCAATAGTAATCATACGATTAAGTTCCTAACATATTTAAGACCCTCAAAGTCTGCTGAAGATGCAACGTGAGCACCACCGTGTCCTCTGTGATGGAAACGACAAAGAACCCAAAGGTTCTCTGCTGAGTTAACCCAAGCACCCAACTTCTCTGGGTCATCAATTCCGGGATAATCAGCAGCAAGCCACTTCAACTCAACGGCGTTCATAAGTGCGAACTCAATGTGTGCGTGGTGAAGTTCAAGTGGATTAACTAGGTCGCACTCTGAGAAGTCTCCACGTCGCTGACCTATGTGACACTGCCACTTGGTTGGGTCTTTTTCCCACTCACGGCGAATGTGATTGAAGTCAACATAGTGAGGGTCTGTTTCACGAGCCTCATGTTCAGGGAATCGAACAGCGTAATGATGCGTGACATTCTGAACGTGCTCATCAGTGATTTTTGCTTCTTTGCGCTTCCTTGCTGTTTTTACGGCTGGAAGTACGAAAGGCTTAGTAATACGTTTCCTACTCGTCATTCTGACCGTCTAAAGGATTGCGCTGAACACCACGAGCATGAGTACCGAACTCAATGTGTCTAATTAAACGATTTTCGTTGGTTTTAATGTCTTCTTTTATTTCCTCAACAATGGCGATAATGCGTGTGTTTTCTTTGGTGTTTCCTTCTTGAAAGTTAGAAATTGTTTCGTTAATTTTTTCTATGTCTGATTTCTTGGCAAGACGCTTATTCATTTCCATAAAACCGCCACCAATGGATGCGACAATAATTACAAGAGCAAGAGCGGTTTGCCAAATGTTGTAAGTATTTTGATTAACGACTACGCCAATTACGCTGACCATAGGACTCTCCACGTTGCAAGGTTCACCACTCCCGAAGCAGGAAGGTGGTGTGCTTTTTGGAACTGAGCGACTTCGTTGCGAGTTTCCTTGGTGTAGATGCCTGTGACAGGCGTGTAAAAGCGAGCGGAGTTAAGTCTTTGTTGAACCCATACAACTTTTGCTCCAGCAGATTTCAAAGCAAGTGTTGGGTAGTTAGTGGTATTTTCTACTGGGCGGTGGTTTGCCTTGTACCAAATGTTTGCCGCTACTGATGCCGAGTCCCATTGACAATTGGCAGGAATACCCATAAGAGCCTGATACTTCTTTAGGGCATTGACGGTGAAGATGTCAAAGATTCCTGTTATCTCAACGTAAGGCAATAAACCAAGTCCGTAAAGGGTGCGCTGAATGTAGGTTACGGCAGTTCCCTTTGAGCCATAGGCATAGATAGGAACAACAGAACCATTACTGGTCGGTGCTGAAACATCTGCGTTTGTAACGTATTGAAACCAAGCAGTTGTAGCAGCGTCTAGGTCAACGCTGTAAAAAATTCCGGGAACAAAACCACGGCTTGAGTACTGCCAGATTGACCATCCTTGTCTGACCCAAGGTGCTGAAACAACAGGTAGTGGCAACTTACAAGCAGATTGCGTTGGCTGGTATCCATGAGGATAAGCAGCAAGCCAAAGTTTCCAAGAACCAAGCGATGCGTTTGACGACCAAGGGTAGTAAGAACCTGTGTAGATAATTGGGTACGTTCCCGTAAGGGTGCTTACTTCATTTAGCCAAGCAAAAGCCCAACGCAAAGTATCGATGGTTGTCTTGCCAAGAGTCTCTAGGTCAAGGGCAGGTGGCAATTGTCCGTCTGCCCCACCAGCCGCTACAAAGTACTTAGCATCGGCGATTGGGTCGCTCTTGTCTGGTCGAGCGAAGTCGTACCCACCGTAAGGAATTCCATTCGCAACTGCTTGAGCGGCATCTTTGCTGAAATACGGGTTGGTGTATGTTGTGTTTTCTGTTGCCTTGACGTACACGCCAGCCACACCAGATTTCACTACTTTTGCCCAGTTAATCGGGTGTGGTTGATTGGATGAAATGTCAATCATCTTGACCCAAGTAGTGCAAGCGCCTTGGCTAGCAGCACCAGCAATTTCACCACTAATAAGTGGCGTAACGCTAAGAGTTAGGGAAATTGCAAGGACGGCTGAGAGGCGAGAAAGGAGTGTGCGCATACATAAATCGTACAATCCGTTTCAGATTTTTAAGATGCCAAGAAGTCCTTATACGCTTGTTCCTTACGCTCGTTCAAGTTCTTAGGGTTTTCTATAATTGTCCCTGATGCGTCAACCATTGGTTCCATAATTTCAAGGTCTGTTGGCATTGGAACATCTGGAACAGTTCCAGCAAGACGGTTTTTATTCCATGCTGAATATCGGTTATGCGCTTTTATACAAATAGAACAATGCGACATTCCACGCTTGCTCTCCATTCTGTAACCGCTTTGAGTTCCGTGTCGTATGACAATGTCTTGATTAACCGTGCTTGTTCTCTTGCTTCTAATACCTTGACTAGTTCCAATTACATTTGTTTGTGGTTCCCAAAGAAAAATGTTTCTACTTTGACGTATCTCTTGACGTTGCCTTGGTGTTAGTCCACCTTGATACCCGTGCGCTTCGTGATGTATAGACCATTCAGCACATTGTTCCTTAACAGGACAATTCTCACAAGTATCTCTTACAACTCTGGGTACGGATTCTCCGGTTAGCGGATAAAAGAGATTTACATCCATCCCTTTGCACTTTGCTTCACTAATCCATTCATTACGGTTTGCTGATACTGGCTTCATTATTATTGGTCGTACTTTCCGAGAACCACACGGCTTCTCTGATGTTTCTTTGAATCACTTTCGCTCCACCGACCTGCAACAGTCATACCGTTGCGTAAAGCGAAAATGTTGATTTCCTGCTGTTGTGTTATTTCTTTAACCAAACCTATTGGCGTGATTCGTGCAATTACGTTGCTACCTGATTGCTGTTCGACAAGATAGGCACTACGCCTTCCCTTGTGTCCTTTAGCATCACGGCTGGCGCAATACACCCACCGTTTTGTAACTTTCTCTGACACTATGGAAGCGGTGTAAGTTTTGCGACTCGGTATTCGGCTGTTTCGGCAACCCATTCACCGGGGTGGTAACCCGATACTTCTAATAAGTTTTCTAAGTAGAGAACAGTATCAACGTCAAAGTTGTAAAAAATGATTTCTCCGACCAACTCCATTTGGTCAATTGTCGCTGTATCGTCACCTACATAAACCTTGTAGGGATTATCGTTTGGTGGTGTTGTAATTACTGCCACTAAATCTGTCATTGGCTACCTCTCTCCGTTGTTGGTGAAGTTACCTTAACCAATACAAACAACCAATGCAAGTCAAACTAAATATTTAACGAACTACCTGAAAGTAGTGGTGAACCCTTTGTAGTGGTTTGGACTTTGGTTCGTTAAGAATCATTGGCAATAAATTTGCGTTCTTGGTAAGTTCACGAACAAAAACTTTTCCTTGAAACTTGCCGCTGTATTGTTTGCGCATTTTTCTACCTTCAGCACCAGCAGCATCACGCAAAACGATACGGCTCTCTACAGACCTACCTGTTGAAAGGCGATAACTGATTTCTACGCAGTCCTTTATTCTTGCCATACTAATAGTGTAGCAGGGTTTAGTAATCTGTGCTAAGATGGTTGTATGACAGAAATAGATACTGACCAGAAAACCGTGGTGCTGTTTGCCTACGGGACATTACGAACTGATGAGCCACTCCATAACTGGATTTCTGGCGACATCATTCGACCTCTAGGTAGAGGCATTATGCGTGGCGCAAAGTTGTACTACGCCAATAACCGCTCGTACCCATATCTTGTATTCACAGGGATTATGTCTGACGAAGCAATTGGTGAACTCTTTGAAGTACCTATTAACGACAATATTGTTTCTATGTTCCAAATGGAAATGAACGCTGGTTACACGGTGGTGGATTCACGAGCCATGATTGAAGGTCAAGAAATTGACGTTGTTGTTTGTTCTTGGAACAAAAATTATGGCTTCGAGGACGAGGTTCCGAATAACGACTGGTGTTCAGCAGAGCGTAGAGAATGGTGGACTCAATGAGTGAGAGAAAACTTGTATCTCAATTAACCACAGAGGACATTCTTGTATCTCAATTAACCAAAGAGGACATTCAGTACCTTGCACTTGCCTATGACTTGGATGAGGACTTTGTTCGCACCATGACCGACATAGACTTTTGCGCCTTTCTTGGCTGTGACCTTAGGGAACTTCCCTTCTATCTATTTGCTAGTGACGAGCAGGTAGATAAGGTATTTGACACAAACGTTTTTGACGACAATGCTGATTTTGAGGATTACGACTATTCAGACCCACAGTTCGACCTCGACTACTACATTGACAGCCTTCCTGACACCCCTATAACGCCTTTGCCACCACGCAAGCCGTATGGTCGAAGCACAGCACTCTCAAAGCCTGTAAAGTCAAAAGTACCTCACTACTTCGTTGTGGTGAAGTAGAAAGCCATTTATGTCAATGAATGAAATAAACCCCACAGAGGTTCAAAACCAAGAGGCATTGGTATTTGGTTCAGCACTTGCTCTTGCTCGCCTTGGACAAGCAATGCACAAAAACGAACTAGCAGTTAAATACTCAGAACTTGACCACTACATTCGTGAAATCTTGGCGGAGTTCAACACGACTGATGAGGAATGGCAGAACACCTACTTTGAGTATGTTTGTGTTCAGATTGCTGTATACGAAAACTTAGATGCCCCCGATGAGCAGAAGCAAGAAGAAGTGCAAAGTGTTATCTCTCAGATTATGGGTGTTGCCATACCTCACGTTATGAGGCTGGACTACAAGATTGATGTTGGTGTTGTTCCACACCCTGATGATTTAGAGATACCTAAGGAATGGCTAGAGGGCGAAAACTAGTCGCAACAAGAATCACGCCAACCACAGTTTTTACAACGATAGTGTGCGTGTTCAGCATCAAGCCTGTAACCACAATGCTGACATTCGGTAAAGATACCTAGTCGGCAGTATTGAGGATTACTTGCCGGGGACGTAGAGGCTTCGCTTGTGCTCACCCAAAACCTTCTTTCCGGTTTTGATTGTCTCAGAACTTGCGTAAGCAGACTTCATTGCGTTTTCGTATTCCTCATCAAGACCTTCAGCAAGAATGGTCACAACTTCTTCTGCTGGCTTGCCTGTCATTTGGCAGATGTTCTGAATAGCACGACTAAGCATTTGACGCTCAATGGAATGTATTTTACGAATCGCTGCGATACCTTCATCAATAGCAATTTGCTCGGCGGTTTCTTCGCTCAACGTCTCTTGTTCTTTTTCACTCATTAAGCAATGCCTTTCAAAATGTCGTCTGTTATGTTTAAGTTTTGTTTCGCTACGGTTAATGCCGCTTTCATACGAAGCAGGATTGCAGCATACTCAACTTGAGCGTCATGGGGCATTTCTACATTTACTCCACGCTCTTCGAGTGCATCGCAGAGGTCGTTCCATGCTTCTTTTTGAAAGATAATCATTTGCATGGCAGAAACAAGCGCTTCTTCTGTAGCAATCATTACTTGGATGTCGCCATCAAGCGCTTCTTTTTCAGTAGGAAAGGCGAACTTTTGTTCCTCATCTGTAAATTCATATACGCCTAAGAACCAACCTAAGCGCTTGAGAAATGGAATGTTGTTCACACAACAACACTACACTTATTTCACTAAATGCTGGTTGCGTTTATCGTTTTAACAATAAAGTTAATAGTTTCTTTGTCTAGGTTTCCGTCTAGCCCGTAAAGAAAATCATTTCCGTTGTAATCCATGATGTACCAGCAACCAGAGTCGGGGTCAAAATCTGCAGTCCATGGTCGAGGGTTTCGCTCTAGTTCAAACGGGTTCATTAAATCCCCAATGCCAACCTCTAGGGTTTTTCAGCACAAACTCTGCGTGAGTCTGACCATCACTTTCCCAAAAATCAAGTGTGACAAGTTCTATGGCTTCGTATCCAGCATTTTTCACTAAGTCGAACGCATCACTAACACTTACATCGCCAACAAAAGCGACCTTCAGATTAAGCGGAGAAACTCTTGCCCATTTGTAGTCATCACTTTCAGACCAACTACCTACGATTTCCCAACCGCTAAGACGAGCCTTTCTTACTGCTTGCTCGATAACTGTTTCTTGGTCGTGAGGGTTGATGTCGCCTAAATCACCTGATGAAATAGTGGCACCAATAGAGTTGCGCAATACAACGCCGACTTCTTCATCTCTAAAGATTTCTATGTCGGTCACATTGTTTTCGGTTTCACCACTCTCAGGCAATAAGGAACGAGAAATAGGTTCAACTACTTCAATGTCCGTAGAAAAGAATTTAGTGAATAGACCCATAACCGTAGTCTATTACGAAACCCTTACACCTTCGGGGAACCAAGGCTCACCGTGGCGTAGGAGGGGTTTATTTATGTCTACAAACGCATCTGTAATGGTGATTATCTCTACCCCTGCTTCGTGAAGTAAGTCCTCAGCAATCGCTAGAGAACCGTCCCACGTTGAAACGCCTGTATGGGTGTATCGAATAAGTGTGGTGATACCAGCCTGAATAATTGCTCGTGCGCAATCTACACAACTAGCCCAAAGAGCAACCATTGTTTTGCCTTCGGTGGGAATTCCGTAACGTGCGGCGTTATAAATAGCATTACGCTCTGCGTGTTCCACATATGCGTACTTGTTGTGCTTTGCCCAACGAAAATCTGTTTCCATAATTCCATTAGCGAAACCATTTACTGACAATGTTGAAGTAATTATTTCTCCGTTGTCATCAAGTAAAAAAGCGGAGTTTTGTGTTGATGGGTCATTAGAACCTCGTGCGTAATCAATGGCGAGGCGTATTAAATCATTCTGAGATTGCATAGAAACGATACTAGCGACCAAGATAGGCGTATAGCAAGCCAATCCCTAGAATTATTAAGGCGCATAGATAGTCCATGCACAAAGACTACAACCCTGTTTAGTTATTCCCTGTCTCAACAAGGTATGCCTTCGACTCATCAGCAAAGACCAACTCACGGTAACGGCGAAGTGTCGCCACGCAAGCATTGATGTCATCTTTAGCACGGTGTTCAACCTCGCCACGCTCTTTGCGCAGAAGGTCATAAACCTCTTTGTGCCAACGCTTCACCACAAGACCAATGGCAGAAACGTCAAGGTGCTGGTGGCTAAATCGTTTCATAAGGTTAGGCATTGTTACGTCTAGGAAACCACGGTCAAAGTGAACGCTGTTGCCACCCAAGATAACCTTCTCTACGCACCCCAAATCGTCAAGCAGGGCAGTTATCTCGGCTTCTGCTTGGCTCAAGGTGATTGTTGAAGTAGGTAGGTCGTCAAGCAAGCCTGACTTGCTGTGCATTGAGCGAACATAGTCGTCAAGACGCTTCAACTTACGCTTCGGCGTTGCTATAACTGCTTCGTATGAACCAAGGCGATTAAGTTCGTCATCGGTCACCAATACGGCTACCTCTAAAAGGCTGTCCTTGCGTGGATTGAGTCCTGTGGTTTCTAAGTCAATCCAAACAATCATAGTTTTCCCTGACACTTCTTGGCGTGGCGTTCCTGTTCACGGCGCATGGAGCGAGCATCGCCCATTGGGAAAATCTTGTTGCACCATAGGCAACCTTTACCCTTGATGTTTGTGGTTGTTGTTCCGTCAAAGTTACGCTTCATTATGCACCCACCTTTGGCTTGTCGGCGCACTTGAGTAGTGCGTCAATAAATGTTGAAGCCTTTGCTTTAGAAGCCTTTGCTCCTTCGACTTGAGCCAACAGTTCAGCAGAAACTTCCTTCTTCTTTAGAAGTACGTTCATGAAACTAATCTGCTTGTCCGTAGGCGGATAGACAGTAACCGTGTTACGGCTAGTCTGCGCTTGGCGAGCGTATTCCCAAAACTCGTCACAACCACCACGACCCTGACACTCGTTAGGTGAATATGCACCACAACGGCACGACCCTACTGAACGACTGCGCTTTTCAAAAATGCTTCCGTATGACATTTGTTTCTCCTTAGTTCTTTGAAGTAATAGTGACAGAGGGCTGTGACATTGAGCGACCAAGCGCACGAACCACACCAGCGAGAGGGGCTTTGTATTGACCTCCGTTGTTGTCCTCAAGAAGGACTGGTGATTTAGGCGCACGGTTGTTAAGACCAACAATACGAAGAGTCTTTCCGTTCATAGTGAACTCACGATTGAAGTCCTCAACGGTAAGCGGTGCGTAGTAAGGAACAAGTTGTTCAAACTTTGCTTGCTTTGCGTCGGCAACAGAGAAGTCGCCCTTGACACTAAATGTGCCAATCTCAGGGTCGAACGTTCCGCCCTTGTAGTCAAAAGTAATGCCGAACTTATCGGCTACCTCTTGAAGTGCCTTAGCGACTTCTGCGCCAACTTCCTTAGCGGTGCTTCTATCAAACTTGGTGATTTGATTTGTCATTTGCTACTCCTAGTCAGTTAAAACCTTACCTATTTAGTATAGCAGGGTTTAGTGACATAGGTGGTGATGGCTAATTATTGCCTATTTTTAGCGACAATCCTTAAGGCTTCAATGGCTGCTTCTGCGGCACCATAGTCATGAGGCTCATCACGCTTCTGCGCCAGACCTGTGTAGTGCTGTGCAAGAGCCAATAGTTCCTCGTATGCCCTGTCTATTTTTTTTCCCATAATTACTCCAAGTTCCCGTAGATACGCTCTGCTGTTTTTCTTGCTACTTCCTCATTGTCCTCAAAAGAAAGTAAAAACTTACCTTTACTATTGACAATAGAAATCTCAAAACCATTAGGTGATTTATCTACACAAACGGCATTGTCTCTTCGTTGCATCACGATAGTCATTATTTCCTTCCCTTAAAGACGTTCACTATAAAGGAAAGGAATGACATAAAACCGATTGTGTAAAAGAACACGCCAAGTGCGTCTTTCCAACCCCAAATTGAATAGGTGATTGCCGAGGCAAAACACAAAGCACCAACAAAGGCAAGGATGACAACCAAAGCGATTGCTGCTCCACCAACTTTTAGTAACATTTTCATAGTTGGTTACTATAACCGATTTCATTAGTAGTAAGCAGTCCTTTTTCCTTAAATTACATCAATGTAACTAGTAGTTTCTATTCATCCGCCTTATTTAGGGAGAATAATGTTACTTACAGGGAATTGCCTAGAGTTGCTGGCTGAAATGCCTGACAACAGCGTGGATTCAATCGTCACCGACCCACCCTACGAACTTGGCTTTATGGGAAAGTCTTGGGATAACTCAGGGATTGCGTACAGCGTAGAACTATGGAGCCAAGCACTTCGGGTTCTAAAGCCAGGTGGACACCTACTTGCCTTTGGTGGTTCCAGGACATACCACCGCCTTGCCAGCGCAGTAGAGGATGCAGGGTTTGAGATTCGTGACCAGATTATGTACTTGTATGGTTCAGGATTTCCGAAGTCATTGAACATTGCAAAGAGTATTGAAAACAAAATCACAACTGGTTCGGCTGCCAAGAATGGTTTTCACAAACTTGAAGGTGAGCGAACTGGTGAAGGTCGAATTGGAATGTACGACACAGTTGAGGAACAAGGGTTTCGTAAGGTAAATCCTAATCAACTTGGCGCTTTTAACCTTGACCCAACAACACCTGAAGCCCAACAATGGCAAGGCTGGGGAACTGCCTTAAAGCCAGCCCACGAACCTATCGTTGTTGCTCGCAAGCCCCTTATCGGCACAGTAGCCACCAATGTTCTGACCTACGGCACAGGTGCGATGAACATAGATGGGTCAAGAGTTGGCACGACAGACAACTTTGATGGCTTAAAAGGCAGACCAATAACCAAACTTGCTACCCGAAGGGAGGGCGAAACAGATGAGGAATACAAAAACAGA